TGTATCATCAACTAATTCCGTAGGATGTTGTAAGTGAAAAACATTAATATTAGCATATCCATATTTTTTAAGTATCATGCTTACTTGAACTTTAATATAATTACTTAGCACAATTAATCCTTGACAATGTAAAAGGCTTTTTATAAATAATTCTTTTTTAAATAATTCAATAATATTATATTCTGAATAATTAGTATTACCGGTATGATGGATAAATCCAATCCATGATTTAGTATAAGGTATAACATTTAGACTATGATTTATTTCATAATTCCAGTGAAATGTTCTATCTATATAGAGGTCACATAAAATAGCTGCTGGATAAAATGTAGCTAAATCTTTTTCAATATTATTTATTACATATTGCCACCCAGAACGATGAACACCTTTCATATCATTTTGATCAATATAATGAACATTTAAAAATTTCCCTTTTTTCTTTTCAAAAATTATACTATTCAATTCTAATATGTGCGCCATTTTATAATAAAATGCGCAATTTCCAATTTTAATTTGTTCATTTATCAACCATTCAAAGTCTTTTAATAAAGTAAAGGGTGTATGACCTTCTTCCATTTTTTTACAAAGACCCCATTGATATTCACTATTTATTTTTCCTGTCATTAAATAAATTAGTAATTTTGAATTAAATTCATGATCATTTGGTTTATACTGACAAATATATAAATTTAATATATTAGTAATTAATACGTTATTTTTTGTATCTATGTAAAAACGAGGTATATTTCTTTCTTTAAAAAGAAAATTTTCGATTTTTTTATATTCTTGTGATTGTAATGTTAATTTATTAGATATTATATTTAATTGTTTTTTTATGATAGACTGATTTTGAATTAAATATGTTATACCATTAATTAGATTTTTATCAAAATAACTTAAATTATTTATTTCATTTTCATATAATAGATTAATTACTTTTGGGGTATTAGAAATAGATAAAAATGGAATATTATATTGAATACAAAATATATGAGAATGAAATCGCCAACATACGGCGTAATCAATTAAGTGTAAATGACTAAATATTAAATTTGGATTATCTAGATATATAACACTTTCTTTCTCAGCATGATTGAGTTGTTCGTAAACAGCCGAATTTATTAAATTATCATTTTCGGTATTACTACTATTATTACACATTGTCATTAAATATACTTTAGCTCCATGAAAATGCCAATGTCTAATTAAGTTAGAAATATTCACAATATATTCCATAGTTGGTTTTACAGTTTGACTTAAAAAAAAAGCAACTGAAATTTCTTTTTCTTTTTTAGAAAATTTAGATAAAATTCCTGTTTTTTTTTTATCAGCTTTTAGTAAGAAAACGGGATCGGGTAGCGTTTTACAATAATAATTTGTTAAAATAGGTAAAAATTCTTGATAATCTTTATGATTACGAAAAACAACAACTTCAAAAATATTTAATTTATTTTTAATATAATTATATTCAGTATTACAACTTACTCCAATAGCATACATGTGTATATTTTTTTTAAGATTAGCTAATCCATAGTTTTTTATAATTAGTAGTTTATCTAAAAAATAATCATTCAATACTTCTCCACCAAATAAAACTATTTTATCGGCCCATTCGGAATGTTCTTGGACATTCCTATGATCAATTCCATCAATACCAATAATTTTAGTACTTATTTGATAATTTTTGATATATTTCGATGTAATTAATTTTTTAGCAATATCTAAAAGTAATTCATCCCCATAGTTTTGTTTAAAATAATATCCAGTAATCAATATATTATATTTCTTATTATTCATATATATATTTGATAAAATTATTTTATTTTTAAGATAAAAAATCTATACTATAGTTGATTAAATATATATTAACCCTTACAGCGTCAAGCATATACGAATTCTAGAATGTCTCATAGAAGTGTAAAAACTTTGTTAGAGTTATATAAAACAAATACAGAATACTTATTAGTGTCACTGATATTTTTTGTTATAATAAAAACAGATGTTCTTACAACATAATAGATTAAAATATAATATTTATAAAATATATAATGTTAAAATTACGTTCGCAAAATAAATTAAATCCTGGAAATATAGATGATTATATTAAAAGTATTAGTTGTTTTGAGGATAAAGCAATTTTTACAAATCCTGATGAATTACCCCAAAAAATTGTTGCTATGAGTGATATACATGGCGATTTAGAAGCTCTTTTTAGTATATTATTGAATGCTGAAGTTATAAATATCAAAGGAGAATGGAAAGCAAATAATACATTTCTGGTTATAACTGGAGATATATTTGATAAGGGACGCAATAGTCGTATTTTACCAAGGGTAGGCGTTCGTCCTGATAGGTGTGATGGATATAATGGACCAGACATGTATATTCCTTATGATATAATTGATAAAGTTGGTAATGTAAAAACATTAAGTAATCAATCTCTATTTGACCTTATATATACAAATGAACCATTCGGGGAAGAAGGTGATGAAATAATTATTTTAAAGTTTTTGGCTGATCTAAATAATCAGGCTCAAAGCGGTAATTTTGGTAATAGTAGAGTATTATTATGTTTTGGAAATCATGAGGTGCTGAATGTTATGGATTATATAGATACTAATTATGTTTCTGCTATTAAACATGGATATATACATCCAATGGATACTTTGCTATTTGGCGGACCTACGTATCCAAAACGTAAAGAATTATTTACAGTTGGTACTGGTTTATTATCGCAAAAGCTAGCATGTATATTCAAGCTAATTGTTGTGGTCGGTGATTTTATTTTTTGTCATGGTGGATTAAATTCAAATGCATTGCGTGACATTAATAGTATTGATCAGCTAGATGGAATTAATCATATGTTTAAACAGTATCTTTTAGGTGCTCCCGATATTGATATAACATTATTAAATCGTTATGTTGGAAATAACACCGAATCAATTGTATGGTATAGAGCACAGGGCGATAAATATATAATAGATAAGATTTGTGATGAAACAATTCAAATGTTTACAAATAAATTTGGAAATCCAAATTTTAATTTAGTAATAGGTCATAGTCCACAAGGAGAATGTATTGATAAACCTTCAAAAATTAATGATGCTTTACCTAAACCTAGATTGTGTTGGGATAGAAAAAACTCCAATGGCACAGTTGATACATGTATAACCATGCCTAATTCTGTATGTAATAACCAAATATATCGTATAGATACTTTAATTTCTAGAATGAATAGTACTTCAGATTATCGATATCCAGCTGAAGGACGGTTAAATAGTCTAATAATTGATTTAAATCCAAATGGTTCAAAACGTTCTGTAATTGCTCGTAATAATGTAGTCAGGGATATACAACTATATCCTCCTCAACCCTAAAAATAATCTTATCATTAAATAATTATATTACAAAAAAATAATTATTTAATACTATTTACTTAAAACATTAATCTTTATAACAAAATGGGTCAATTGATACAATAAACAAATTTTTATAATGTTCATTAAATACTTTTGTCAATAGTTCTGTATTTACCAATTGCTCGGCATAAAACTGAACTCCTTCTGTTTTATTACTGATATTAGTTATTTGCAGCAATTTTATTTTATAATTTTTACCCTCCAACATTACCATTTTATAAGCGTGAACATCATTATTCATTTTAAATAGATTATTCTTCTTATCTACACTTGTCATTGGCGTGTCTTTCATGTCATATGTGCTATTTCCAATGTTTTTCATTTCTTTATAAAAGTAATTACGACTGTGACTGAAAATAGTTATAATTTCACAAGCGCGCCAAGCATATACATCTGAATATGCTTTCGATTCTACACCAACTCTATACCATTGACCAAGTATCTGGTTAAAACGCTTATCCTCTAATTTACGCAAATATTCATCCTCAGGGGCAATTTCAACTTTTGGTGGACTTGTCGGTTTAGGAGGTGTAGTAGGCTCAACTTTTGGTGGACTTGTCGGTTTAGGAGGTGTAGTAGTCTCAACTTTAGGTGGACTTGTCGGTTTAGGAGGCGTATTAGGCTCAACTTTCGGTGGACTTGTCGGTTTAGGAGGTGTAGTAGTTTCAACTTTCGGTGGACTTGTCGGTTTAGGAGGTGTAGTAGTTTCAACTTTCGGTGGACTTGTCGGTTTAGGAGGTGTAGTAGTTTCAACTTTCGGTGGACTTGTCGGTTTAGGTGTGATAGATGGAGTAATTGTAGGTTGAATATGATTACTATGTTCGGTAGGGGCCATCCTAACAATATTAACCGCGAAGTTGAATTTATCTGTATCAACTTCTAAATAATAATTACCATTTCTTACATGCTTAAAAACATGATTTACATTATATGTGTCATTTCCTACAACTTGTTTTAAATTACTTACTATCTGGTTTAGTTTATTAGGGTCCGATGCTAATAAACGATATAAATCAAATACACCATTCGCAACACGTTCAGCTGCTTCGGTAGATGATTGTAAATTACCAACTACACGAGAACCACCCACTAAGTTTTCATTTTGACTATCTTCCTCAATAAAACTATCATATGTGTCTCCATCATAATTTTGCCAATTTACATCAATAGCTCTTGCTGAACTCAATAATAATACTAAAGGTAGTAAAAATACTAACGATTTCATTTAATCTATACTTATAAAAGAATGAATTCTTTATATTCAAATTTTTTCTTTACATTATATGTATATATATGGGAAATAATTGTTGTACATTCATAGATTACATTGATGAATATGAAGAATATACCTACAAACCTAAACCAATATATTATAAGAAAAATACAAATGTAAAATTAAAGACTATTTATGAAGATGATGAAACTGAGAATATATCTATAGAAAATTGTATTATTGAACTAGATAATAATACTACACCAATTGAAAAAAAAAATGAATTAGATTTGAATGAAACATATAACATAACGGATAAACCTGAAAGTTATGATATTATATCTTTATCAAATGATACTATCATTTATACAAGTGATAATAGCACGGAAATAGTCTAAAATATGACATAGAACAAAAAAAATTGATATTATAATTATTTCAATAAATATATTAGTTTTACAAGAAGCAAAAATAATGGGTGGAGGTGCTCTAAACCTTGAAAGAATTCCTAGAGAAAAATATATGTTGACAAAAAATCAAATGAACCAACAAATAATAAAAGATGGTCGTTTAAAACCAGTCAATATTTTGGTCTGGGAGGATGATAAACGCCAAGATTTTGGTGATTTAGACTCATATTTCACAGGAGATCATACTGAAAATACTAAGATTGCTAAGGAACTATTCAAACCGTCTCGATTTGTTGAAAACGGCAACGTTTGTTCCATGGATATCGAAGGAAAGCAGGTCGATATAATAACTGTCAAAAACGGTTTTGCGAAAGCTTGGTACAGCTTAGCACTTGGACTTACAATTGGTCGTTTCTTTAAACGACATGGCTTAATTATGGGGGACAATGGTCTCTATATTGAAGTTGGCACTCAAAAATTGATGCTAACAGAAGATCCAGATGAATTCTTTCGTTTTATAGGAACACCTGAAAAACAATTTGAACTAGTTCATGACCGGCAAATAATGATCCATCAAATCTATAATTCTTGGATTTACGATCATGATACTAACTTTCCGGAATCTAAAAATTCAAAACAACGAAAGGATGCTCAACAACATTTTTTAGCAGACTTCTTAGAAGAAACAATCAGACTACCTAAGAAACCTGTAGTTGAGAGTAGATTTGAATATGCTCTTGATTATTTTAATGTGAGGGAACGATACAATAAATTAGTAGAATCTATCCAAATTCAAAAAAAAATCGATGATAGGAAAACACATGTTAAAAAACTGTTACTTCCTATCATTGTCGACAAAAAATTTGTAAAAGAACAAATTGGACAAAAGTTTGAACAATTTAAGATGTCCATTGAGAATTTTGATGAATGGATACAAGCCGAGCCAGATGAAAAAATAAAGGATAGACTACATTTATTCTTGAAGTAACTATCATACAATACCATAATTTATATCAATAATTTCTTTTATTTTGGAATAATTCAGTAGGAACAGTTACATAGCTGCTCAATGGAGTACTTATACAACCTAAGTAATTAACAATTGCTAAAAAACTCTTAGATTTGTAAAATATCAATAAAAAAAAAAAAAATCAACACAAAAT